TATGGGAAGAAGGAAAGTCTCTTGGTGGTGGATATTATTCAAGACATATAAAACCTCTGGCCCTAGTGAAATATCATCACAGAAAAAATTTAAAAAACTTGGAAGAAGTTAAAATGCCATTGGTGTATAAATCAATTAACGCACAGCAGAATACGCCTTATGTCATTAATCATTTTCTATTCAAGGTTCTAAAGAAAGCGTGGGACAAGGACATTTCAATAGGTGGATTGCCAAAAGCTGAATTGGAAGAATTACCAGTCAAGCCCCATGACATTGAAACAAATGAGGACGCAAGAAGAGCGTATAGACGCAAGGCAGTTTTAGTTCACACAGAAAATGCAAGGTTAAAATCCAAAAGATTATTGTTTGCGAAAGTTATGTGGATAGCTGAAATGTTTTTAAATAAAACTTTTTATCATTGTCATACATTGGACTTTAGGTCACGCTGTTATCAAGTAACAAACTACCTAAATGGACAAGGGGTGGACTTTGCAAAAGCCCTTCACTTGTTTGGGGCCGGTAAAAAAATAACAGAAGAAAACAATGGTGGCTATTGGTTGGCAGTGACAGGAGCTTCCCTTTATGGCGTAGACAAAGGTACAAGGGACGAGCAAGTTCAATGGGTCAATGAAAACTTTGATGTCTTTAAGGAAATGCAACAAGACCCATTTACAAACAGAGAATGGGAGAAGGCAAGTAAACCTTTTCAATTTCTTGCGTGGGTGAATGAGTGGTGTCAATTTCAGGAAAATGGATATGGATATGTAAGCAGTTTCATATGTTCTCAAGATGGTTCTTGCAATGGCATTCAGCATTACGCTGCAATTCTAAAACATAAAAGCACAGCCGAAGCTGTTAATCTCAGCAACAGTGAAGTGCCGAGGGACGTTTATACAGTGGTAAAAGACAAAGCCATTGAAAATCTTAAAACAATGACTGACAGCCCTTTAGCAAAACTATGGCTAGAGTTTGGAGTTAAAAGGTCAACTGTTAAAAGAGCAATTATGACCAGTCCTTATGGTTCTACTAGATATTCCTGTAGTGACTTTGTTGATGAAGACTTAACAAAAAGAAAAGACAATGGTGAGAAAAATCCATTTGGTACTTTGTCATTTCAAGCTTGTACGTTTATGGCTGGAATTATTTGGGAAAGTATGGGTGAAGTTTTATCAGCACCAAGACAAGGAATGTCTTTTCTACAAAACTGTGCTAGGATTTTAGCAAAAGCTGGACACCCTATTGTTTGGTATAATCCTGTTGGCTTTCCAGTCATACAAGATTATCCTGAGTTTAAATCAATGAGGGTTAAAACAAAACTTTTTGGTGAAGTTATTAAACCTAGAATTAATGTGGAAACAGAAAAATTATCTGTTCTCAGAGCTTCTAATGGACTTCCACCAAATCATATTCATAGCCAAGATTCAGCACATATGATGTTAACTGTGTGCAAGGCGTATGATAAGGGGGTGTCCCATTTCTGCAATGTGCATGATAGTTTTGGTACACTAGCTGCTGATAGTCAAATTCTTGCAGACTCAATCAGAGAAACATTTGTGGAAATGTATTCTAATGGTTGTCCTTTGGAAGATTTTAAAGAGACTATCAAGCCAATATTAACTGACAAGCAAAGAAGTAAACTTCCTGACGTACCAGCAAAAGGTGACTTTGATATTAATGAAGTTATCCACAGTGAGTTCTTTTTCGCTTAAAGTACCCCTATATGAACCAAAAGGAGTTATTTTATGGTTAACGAAAAATACAGAAACCTTCCATTAGATGAAGCTGTTGTCTTGATTGACAAGGGTTACATTTTGGAAGAAATAGAAGAGGAGAATGAAGAAAATGAGTAGACCACAATATACTAAGATAGTTACTCCTACAGGAATTGCTCAGTATCCTTGGCTACACGCCCCTGATACTAAGTTTTCTGAGGTGGGTGATTATCGTACTAATCTTATCTTAGATAGGAAAGACGCTGAACCTTTAATTGTTAAAATAGACGCAGCAATTAAGGAAGCTATTACTCTTGGAAAAGAGAAAGCTAAAGGTAAAGAAATTAAGAAAGCTGAACCACCATACTTTGACCAATTGAATGATGAAGGCGTTCCAACTGGAAAAGTCATTTTGAAATTCAAATGTAAAGCAAAGATAACAACAAAGACAGGTGAAACGTTTCCCAACAAACCAGTTGTGGTGGACGCAAAAGGAAAACCCATACAGAATGTTAATGTTTGGGGTGGCTCAGAAATAAAAGTAAGTGCCGAGCTTATTCCTTACTACACAACACTAGTGGGGGCAGGAGTTTCAATGCGATTAAAAGCTGCTCAAGTTATACAGTTGGTAGAAGGTAATAACAGTAACTTTGGATTTAAAGAAGAGACTGGTTACCAACACGAACCAATAGTTGAGGAGTTTAATGAGAAAAAAGTATCGTCAGAAGAGGACTTCTAATAACTATCGCTCAGGTTTAGAAGAACAAATTGCTCAACAATTGGTAAAACAAAATATTGATTTTGAGTACGAGAGCAAGGTTATAAAATACACAAAACCAGAGAAGGTGCATAGATACACCCCTGACTTTATTTTATTTAAAAAGAATGGGGGTATCATGTACATTGAAGGTAAAGGTAGATTTTTAACTGCTGATAAGCAAAAGAGTTTGTTAGTTAAAAAACAATATCCAAGATTAGATTTACGATTTGTTTTTTCTAATTCAAAAACTAAAATTTCAAAAAAGTCAAAAACTACCTATGCCATGTGGTGTGACAAGCATGGCTTTAAATATTCAGATAAATTTATTCCTAGAGAATGGATTACTGAAGTAGTAAAATAATATAAGCCGATTTAGATTTCTAGGTCGGCTTTTTTAACCAAAAAATTTTATAAGGATTTAATATGCAAGAAAGTGATTTTTTATATCACGCCCCTTGTAAAGCGTGTGGTTCAAAAGACAACGTGGCTGTTTATTCAGACAATCATGGTCATTGCTTTGGCTGTGGACACTACTATTCCAATTACAATGATGAGGACATACCATTGAAAAAAATAAATAATAATTTTATATCAGGTGAAGCTAAGCCATTGGTTAAGCGTAAAATAAATAAAGAAACAGTTAACAAATTTAATTATCTTATTGGTAAACATAAAGATAAGACTGTTCAAATTGCAAACTACTTTGACAAAACTAACACATTAGTTGCACAGAAATTACGCTATCCTGATAAGTCTTTTCAATGGATTGGTGACACCAAGAACGCTTTACTGTTTGGACAAAACCTATGGCGTGATGGTGGTAAGCAAGTGTGCGTCCTTGAAGGTGAGATAGACGCTATGAGTTTATCTTCCAGCTTAAATAATAAATGGGCTGTGGTATCTGTAAAGACAGGAAGTCAAGGGGCGAAAAAAGATTTACAACAGCAATTAGAATGGCTTGAGAAATTTGAAAAAATTATCTTAATGTTTGATTCTGATGATGCTGGAAAACAAGCTTCAGAGGAATGTTCTAAATTATTTACACCAAACAAATGTAGCATAGCTATGTTACCTCGTAAGGACGCTAACGAAATGTTAGTGGCTGGTGAGTCAAAAGAATTAATCAATTGTATGTGGGGTGCTAAAGCATACAGACCTGATGGTATTATTTCAGGCCAAGACATTTATGAAACATTAATTAAGGAAGATGATAACGAAAGTATACCCTATCCTTTTGAGTGTCTGAATAATAAGACACTTGGTATGCGAAGGGGCGAATTAGTAACTATAACTTCTGGAACAGGACAAGGAAAATCTCAAATGTGTAGACACATAGCACATCATTTAATTAAGAGAGGTGAATGTGTAGGTTATATTGCATTAGAGGAAAGCATTAAACGAACTGCTTTAGGAATTATGGGAATTGATTTAAAAAAACCTCTACACTTAACACGAAAAGGAGTATCTGAAGATGACTTTAGAAATAGTTTTAGTGCAACAGTGGGTAGTGGCTTACTTTATTTATTTGACCATTTTGGGTCAACCGAAAGCGAAAATCTTTTATCCAAAATTCGTTATCTTGCTAAAGGTTTGGGTGTACGTTGGGTTATTCTTGACCATCTTTCTATTGTCATTTCTGGCTTAGAAAATTTAGATGAACGTAGATTGATTGACAACACTATGACAAGATTAAGAAGCTTGGTTGAAGCTACTGGCATTGGATTGATTTTAGTTTCTCATTTAAGAAGGCCTGATGGAAACAGAGGGTATGAAGATGGAGTGCAAACTTCTCTTAATTCTTTAAGAGGTAGTCATTCCATAAGTCAATTAAGTGACAGCGTTATTGGTTTAGAGCGTGACCAGAATGATGAAGTGAAAAGAAATTGTACAACAGTAAGGGTGTTAAAAAATAGACACTCTGGAAATACAGGAAAATGTGGAATGTTATATTTTGATGAAGAAAGTGCTTGTTTAGTTGAAACTAAACTTGTCCATGAAGGTTTTGGTGTTGAGGAAAAAAACAATGACTTTTGAAAAGTTTAATAAAGAATTAAAAGCTATGCAAAAAGGTTATTGGACTGTTACTGAAGAAGTTAGTAATGCTATGCTTATAGCAAAACAAAATCCTCTTCTTGATGTAACAATACACGTCCCAACAATAGATACAAAATTATCTGCTGAAGTTACAATAAACGAGTTGTCTATGTTTGATGAAGCAGCAACCAGAATATTTGTTAACATAGCAACAGTACATTAATGAGTAAAGCAGATTTAAAAAGAAAAAAACACAAGGGCAGACGTAAAGTAGGTTCAACAAAAAGAAAAAACAGAAGACGAGTACGTTTAGGCCTAAGAGTAAGGAAAAAATGAGTAAACAAAAATTACCTAGAATACCCTTTAAGTATGATTTTTATATTGCTTATTGGAAAGATATTGAGACTGACCCCTCTTGGAGAGAAATGTCTGACATTTTAAAGTCTGAACCTTGCTTATGTGTAAGCACTGGTTGGTTGGTTAGAAAAGATGATAAGGTTCATATTCTGATGAGTGATTTTAATTATAAAAAAAGTGATTTAAGTTTAGGTGATGGTGGGGCGTCAACAGTCATACCATCTTGTAACGTTGTAAAATTAATAAAGGTAAAATTAAATGTCTAGTTATGTATTTGATATAGAAACAAATGATTTATTGGAAAACGTGTCCAAGCTTCATTGTATTGTGTTAAAGGATATTGATACGAATGAAATATCTTCTTACACTAAGAATGATTGGTGGCAAGGGACAAACAAATTAGAAAAAGCTGATTTAATAATTGGTCATAATATAATTAAATATGATATTCCAGTATTAGAAAAGTTGTTTCAATTTAAAACTAAAGCAAAAGTGTTTGATACTCTAGTAGCAACACGCCTAATTTGGTCGGATTTAATAGAGTCTGATATGAAACGAGTACATACTCAAGATTTTCCAAGGCAATTAGTCAATAAACACAGTTTAAAATCGTGGGGAATTAGACTAGGAAATTATAAACAATTAATAGATACCGACTGGTCATTTTTTACTGAAGAAATGTTAGAGTATTGTATTCAAGATGTTGAAGTCACTTATACTTTATACCAAAAAATTTTGGAGCAAAAATATTCAGAGCAATCATTAAAACTCGAACACGCTGTAGCAACTCTCATAGGTAAGCAAGAAAGATATGGGATAATGTTTGATAAAGAAAAAGCTACTACTTTATATTCTGAATTGTCCAGTGAAAGAGAAAACATTAAGAAGGAAATGGAAGAAACTTTTTTACCTATAACTATTAAAAGAGTTTCAGAAAAAACAGGTAAGCAATTAAAAGATAAAGTAATAGAGTTTAATCCTTCAAGCAGACAACACATTGCTGATAGATTTAAAACTAAATACGACTGGAAACCTAAAGAGTTTACTCCTGATGGTTCTCCTAGAGTAGATGATAAAGTTTTAAATAGTTTAGACTATCCTGAAGCTAAATTGTTAGCACGTTATTTCTTATTAGAAAAACGTATTGGTATGTTGGCAGAGGGAAAGAATGCTTACTTAAAATTAGAAGTTCGTGGTAGGTTGCATGGCACAGTTAACACAAATAATGCTGTGACTGGTAGAGCAACAGCAAGTAAACCAAATTTACAGCAAGTACCAGCAGTTGGCATTCCTTATGGAAAACAATTTAGAGAATTATTTACAGTACCTCGTAGCAAAGTTTTGTTAGGTGTGGACGTTTCAGGATTAGAGTTACGCCTACTTGGACATTACATAGCTAAGTTTGATGGGGGAAAGTATGCTGATATTGTAGTTAATGGTGACATACATACTACTAATCAAAAATTAGCTGGTCTTGAAACAAGAGACCAGAGTAAAAGATTTTTGTACGCTTGGCTTTATGGAGCTGGTGTTGCGAAGATTGCTCAAGTGACTGGAAAAACAAATCGAGATGCAGCAAGAGTAAGAAGGCAGTTTCTTGATAGGTTACCGGCCCTGAGTAAATTAATAGAACAAGTTAAATTAGTTTCTGAACGTGGTTACTTACTTGGATTAGATAAAAGAAAAGTAAAAGTAAGAAATCAACACAGTGCATTGAACACTTTATTACAAAGTGCTGGTGCTATTGTTTGTAAACAGTGGCTAGTTGAATTTGATAAATCTGTTAGTAGCATTAAAAATGTTCAACAATTATTATGGGTACATGATGAGATACAAGTTGAATGTGATAATGATACAGCAGAAGAAGTAGGAAAGTTA